AACAAATACAGTAGATGGGTTACTATTAGTAAAAGTTAGACTACCTGACTGTCTCTGTGTGAGTAGTCTTACATTAACAGGGGTTGTATCAGGTTGTATTGCATTAAATTGTGGCGTCGTATAAAAGAATAGTTTATTGCCGTCCAAAACACCTGGACCAATTTCACCTGCTTTACCAGATGATTGCAAGTAGTATATAGCTACCTGATCACCAGGATTTAATTGTTTACCTGTGACATTATTACCAAATTTAAATTCATAGCGTAAGTTTTCATTTAAACGCTTTTCGTAGACTTTAGAATCTGCTCTCTCTAGGAAAACAGATGGTGTAGTAGAATACAACTCCCACTTTGGGTTCGATACTGTATTATCTTTTACATAGATATCAATATTAAAGTGATCTATTGTTGGGTTGCCGCCCTGTAGATTAATGTTTGTGAGTGTTATTGTTTCAAACGGTTCACCTGTTGCAGTATAGATAGGATATTCACGATAAATGCCCTGAAATAAAAGATTATTATTAGAAAAATCGGTCAGTGTCTCATATTGACCATCAAGTGTTTTTACAAACGTTACATCAGTATTAAACGAATAGTACGTACCATTTACTGTAAAGTAGGTATATCGTGGTATTGTGTATGTACCAGATGGTAGTGTTGTATCTGCGGCAGCATTAAATGAAAGAGTAGGTGTCTGGTAACCGACGGGAGAGTATCCTATTAAGTTAACAATTTTATTAATATTTTCATAAAGCTCAGCTGTAGTGAAAGTACTCTCCGAACCTGTACGATTTAAATAGAATAAAAGAACATGATATGCATAACCAATAATATCGATAATAGAGGATAGGTTACTACCCTCATAATTCTGATCAGTGAAAATATTATTAGCATTGAGACGAGCAATAATAAGATTTTTAAGACTCAAAGCATCGAATGCCGCGTAGCCGTCTATTGGTATATTGAAATCGTCAAATTCTGTTGTTGCCATATATGTTAATTATTATTAAAGTAAAACCCTGAAGTACTTAATGTACCTACTAGTTGAAAGCTATTAGGGCCGATCTGCGGAACAGAAATAACAAGTGTAATACTAAATGTTTGTGTATCAGTATATGCAACGACGTTAATTTGTAGTATCTTGATACGTGGTTCCCACTTGGTAAGACCTGCTTGTATTTCCTGTCCAATTAAAGTTGCGGTTACGGTATCACAAGGTCTAAAGAGATACTGCATAAGATTTAAACCAAAGGCTGGGTTTAATACCTTTTGACCGGGTAGAGTTGTAAAAATATTGAAGATTGAATTCTTTATTGCAGCATAATCATAATCTCCAACTATATCCTTGACCTCTGGTCGCTTGAGAAGTTGATTATTACGAGTATATGAGTACTTTAGATCAAGATGAAGATCCTTATATGTAAAGCCATCAGCGTTTTTTGGTGGTGCAGCCAACGATTGAATTGCAATACTTGCCATATAAATATTTATGAGGTTTTTGATGTTTCAATCAACAGTTCTAACACCCTAAATTAATAAATAATTACGATGAATAAAAGGTTTTTAAAATTATACGAGAGTACATTAACAAGATACAATCATAGTGGTTTTCTTGCTGGCGATGTAGTTAAATTCGTAGATAACGCTCTTAATGATCCTTGCTTCAAGCAGGTACAAGATGAATACAAGAAACAAGTAGAAGATCTTATCAAGAGTGGTAAAAACCTTCGTGTTGTAAATGTTAAGTCAACAATGCCTGCAGTAATGGGTGCAGGTAATCCGGATGACAATGGTTTTTCCTTCTATGTTGAAGTTGGTGAAGATCAGGGTGGTGCACGCATTACCGGTACAGTAACAGTACCACAAAATCTTCTAGTTCGTGTTAACGACTACCCAAACCTCCCTAAGGTACCTGATCAGTTTAAGTATCAGGATAAGTCACATATCGATCCCAAGGAAGTAAAGGATGAAGCTGAAGAAACACCGTTCTATTCACCAGGTAGAACACGTACAGCAGACCTTGGCAATAAGAAAGATACTAAGTCAGAAACATCACTCGGTAATAAGAACGTAGTAATCCCAAGTTCACCTGCTGTTGGACATAAAGACCCAGCGAATTACGTAGCAAATTACCTACCTAAGCACTAAACCTTGCTTAGAAGAATTAAGCATGTATAGCAGTTGATCTCTTGATCGACCACAAAACTTGACCTATAGATATATTCTGCTATCGTTATTAAGCAGTATTTTTTATACTCTACATCCTGTTCTTCTTTGTCGATAAAGTTAAAAAGATTACGAAGCAATGAAACGTAATCTGCATTAAAAAGGTGCTCGTTTTCAATAAGTGCCTTACGTAATGTAATAACATTCTTATTCTTAATTTCTTTGTAAATAAGTTTTAGAGTATCGTCGTTTTTTACGTCAATTAGATTAAGTCCACCTGTGGAGGAATACTTTTGAAGTTCATTGATACATTTTCTAAGATCAGGGTAGTTGGCTTTAATAAGCTCTATGAACTTTACTTTCTGATCATTAGGTATATCTATACCTTCATGCTTTAATATCAAAGCACAACGTTTTACTACTGCTTCAAGAGGTGGTGTTAAATCAAAGCTCTGACAGCGACTCTGTAGAGCGGGAATAACTCTATACTTGTAATTTGCAGTCAGAATAAAGCGGGTAATCTTTGCGAATTCTTCCATTGTATTACGAAGTACGCGTTGTGCATCAATAGATAGACCGTCTGCTTCGTCGAGAATAATAACCTTAACTTTACCGTCGATACTCTTTGTCTGCGCAAAGCTTGTTACCTTAGTACGGATAGTATCAATACCGTTTTCATCAGATGCGTTAATATAAAGATACTGACACCCAAGAAGATCATTAACAATAATCTTTGCAAGAGAAGTCTTACCGAGACCGGGTGTACCAATAAAGAGAAGATTAGGTATTTCTTCCTTTGTCTTAAAAGTAGCGAAGAGCTCCTTATTAGTCTCTGTACCAATAAAGTCTTCAAGAGTCTTAGGTCGATATTTTTCGACCCATAATGAATTAAAATCGTTACTCATATTATTTGCCTGAAGAACCGAAGCCTTTTTCTCCTCGATCTGATTCTTCAACCTTACCCCATTCAACAGGCATGTGTATATTAAAGTAGATTACAAATTGTGCAATACGATCACCTGCTTTTACCTCGTAATCAACATCAGTATGATTGTATAGCTTGATACCTGCATCACCACGATACCCGCTATCGATAATACCGGGGTGAGCTGAAATTCCATGCTTAAAGCCTAGACCGGATCTCGATTCTACCTTAACCCAATAACCTTCAGGTATATATGCGAACTTAAGCCCAACACTCACAACCTTACTACCACGTGCAGGTACAACAGCATCCTCGACGCTATATACATCATAGCCTGTATCAGATTCATGATTCTTTGAAGGAAGCTTGGCTAGATCATGCGTCTTTTCAAATTTAAGAGTAGGCATATATTGCGGAGTTACGAAAGGCGTGTTTTGATACATATAACATATAATAAATAGACTTTATAAAAAATCAACCGGGATTAAATATTTTTTACAATGGACGAAAATATAAATGACACGATAGGTGATATTATAGAGCAGCTGCAGAGTAATAATAAGCAAGTTGTTGAAGCGCGCGTAGAACGCGATCCTCTTAAAAAAGAGGAATTAGAAGACTTTGTTATTAAGAAGGGCGGTGAGCTAATACAAGACGCATTGGAGATGGTACAGACTATACGTAATGACGTTGCTGCAGCACCAGATGATAAAAATATAGAAGCGTTTGCCTCTTTAATATCAGCAACCGCTAATGCTATTGATACTTTAAATAGAAATCTAATTTCTGCTAAAAAGAACGAAACTACTGTTGCTGTAAAAAAGATGGATATTGACTCAAGAAAAGAACTACAGGCGGCAGAAAGTGAGACCAAGCTCGCACTCACACGTGAAGAAATTTTTAAGATGCTTATTAATAATGCTAAGCCAATAGAGGCAGAGATTGTAAGCAATAAGCGTATTGAGTAGACTATTATTTAAATAACTGTGGTACCCCTTTAATCGGTTTGCCGTTTTTCTTCTGCTGATTAACAGCATTACAGGTAAGAATTTCATTCCAAATCTTAGCCCAATAAGCCTGAATTTCTATTTCAATTTGCTTAATAAGTGCTTTAATAAGATTCTCAGGATTAAATTTATCAACAAGATCAGTGAAGTATTTCTTTATAGATCTCCATAGCTTACTTGGAAGGTCCTTAAAATTAAACTTTGTCTTATAAAGCAACATAATTTCATTGATTAACGGCCAGGCAAATGTTGGTAATTGGAAGTCACATATTATCTGGTTAATCTGTTTTGCTATATCTTGTATAGTGTTTAATGAACTAATAGACAGACGGTCACCTGTTGAAGCTATTGACCCTGCTAACTTTGCAATATTACCGAGTGACCCTAGACTTATACTTGGTATTATACCAGAGATATTAATATCAACATCGTTAAGCGGGTTAACGGCATTAAGAAGACTACCTGTACTCAATCCGCCTAATCCAAGATTACTTACAGCAGAATTATAAATGCCTGTTGCACCATTAGCGGCACCTAAAATATTTATAGGTAGACGCGATGCAGCTACACTTGCAATTGCACCGAGTCCAGAAGTGAGTGTACTTGTTGTTAGAGTGTTCTGCGATGCTACTTGCTGGAACTGTTGTAACGCTACAGCTGCAAGTTTATTATTAGCAATGCTACCACCGCCTAGACTATTAATAATTCCAGTAAAATTGCTAGCTAGGAAATTACTATTATTAATATTTGGTAATAATTTGCCTGCAGCTTGTAGTGCAAGTGTAAATGCATTTTTCGACTGACCTGGTGTACCGCTTGTCAATCTTAATTTGTTTATTGAAGAATTAGCTACGAGATTAATCATAGCTTTGTTTAAGTCATAATTTGACTTGACAATTTTCTTTAACAAGTAATCAACATCAATAAAATTAGGCTTACCATTGATATCCTCAACACGAATTCTAAATGCAACTGGTTTAACAAGTTGTCTATTACTATATGGTTTGGAAGATGATGCAATAGGTGTAGGTGTAATGGGGGTAATAGGTTGAAGTGAACCAGCAAGTCCTGCTGCAACTAAGGCTGCACCTTGTGCTGTACCTCCTGTAGGTGCTGGTGGATTTAAACTAGCAACAGGATTAGTTATACCTTGTCCTATCGGTTGTAAGTTTGATGCTGTAGGTGTAAATGATTGTGAAGCTTGTGCAGTAGCCGTGGTTTGTGAAACAGTAGGTGCTACAGCTGTTGCTGTACCGTTCTGTATATTGGCAAGATTTTGGGCTGATTGACCTGTGACATTAACAGGTTGAAAATTTAATATAGTACCGCTACTATTTAGTGATTTAAAATAATTAGTCAGTGTAGGATCATTACCTGAATAAAAATCAACAGCTCCAGCTGAACTCTGTCCCTTGATAAGAGCAGACTGACCTGTATCTGCTACGCGGAAATAGCCATTATTATTACCTATAGGGTTACCTTGTGAGTCGGTAACATATATGATAGAACGAGGCGGGTAATTGTATGAACCATTACTCGGTACACCTATATCAAATCCTGGTACTAGCGAACCTACATATGCACCTTGTATAGTATTTGCGAGTGTTAATGGAGAATTATTACCCGCAGCAGTAAATTTAATACCATATAAATTAAAAAGTGAACCTGTATTGGCAGGATTAGCATATGTATTAGAAATACTATCAAGTTGATCTTGTGTTAAATTATATTTTTGTAACCAATACGCTGTTGCATCCGCAGGTCTTTCTGTTGGCTTTGTGTCAAGATATGTTGTAAAATCAGTATACACAGAACCATATATGGAAACTGTGTGTTGTGATGGACTACCGATATTATTTGTATCTGCCGGGATAATACTTGGCGCTGTTGGAGCAATACCCGAAGGTAGTGCAGGTAAGGCACCGAGTGAACCCATCTGCTTAGCTGCTGTATCTGCTACACTACCGCCTTGTAAAGCAAGAGCGCTGTTTAAAGAATAGAGTTCATTGGTACTCTTATATAATTGATTGGCAATATTTGCATCCTGGAGTGCAGCAGCATTAACGGTATCAATTTGTTTCTGAATTGCATCAACATTAAGATTACCTGCATTAATATCCGTACTACCTGGTGTCACAGTAAAGTCTCGATCGTAGCCATTAATAGGTGCATAGATATCACGTAAATTCATTGCACATTTATTACCAATATTACTAATAAAATTAACAAACTGTAACAGCTTACCACCGTATGCAGATATAATACCACCGAGAGCTGCAGTACGTGCACCAACAGATACCTTTTTTGCAAAATCTACAAAAAATGCAATATCATTTACAAGATTTTGACCATGAGCTACTCTTGAACTAATTTTTAAATTCTCTTCATATGTTGGGTTGTAATAAGCAATACCCATTAAATTTCTTCTATAGATAGCTGTATTGTGTTTACTGAGATTATAGATTAGATTG